TGGAATAATAACAACTATGCTGAAATTTACAACACAGTGAACAATAAACCTGTGTGCATCTATGCACATGCAGGCACAACCAATAGAATGTACACTGATTGGATGAAACACATGTTTAATAAATTTCCAGACACAGATGAAGTATTTCTTTGTTTAGCGCCATTGAATAGATTTGTGTTGGCTTTTGATGAGAAACTCACAGATGAAGCATTGCCATTGGATTATTTTGTGCATGAATGTGAACAGAGCACAGATGCAGTGAAAAAATATTTAGATTTATTAGTAAAAGAAGGCAGAGTTCAATTATACAATAAACCCACAGCAGAAGACTACAATCGATTTCCAGGCTTGCAGATCAGTGAAACAGAAGGACTACAGAAGCCAGACATTAGAAAAAACACTTTTATGGAGATCAAATTGTTTTTTGAATTGAACACACATTTGGAACGTCGTGATTTTCTATTGAACGTGTTTGCATGGGATAGAATATGTGGAGATCACAACGCCAAACTTTATGTGTTTAACTTCATGAATAGATTGAAATGGCCCAAGAGTTTGGAATACTATGGTGCATTGCAAAATACCACTGTGGCAGAAAAAACCATTGAACAATACATGTTGGATATAAATGTGAATCCCACTGATTATCTATTGCATGACAAAGAACATTACAATTTTGATTATCACAAATTGATTGTGGAGAAATATATACCATGGATGAAAAATTAAAAAAAATCTTAATTATTGGTGACAGCTTTGCCTGTGAATGGCCCAATGGTGTCACAGGATGGCCCAGTCAATTGGCTACAAAATATCATGTGACTAATCTTGCACAGGCAGGTGTGAGTGAATACAAAATACTACGACAGCTGATGGATTTCAGTATGGTTAATCCTTGGTGGCAGCATGACTATGACTGTGTGATTGTGAGTCATACCAGTCCCAGTAGATTACACACACCAAACCATCCCATACACAAAGAAGGATTGCACAAAGATTGTGATCTCATTCTAAATGACATTGAATCTCGCAACAGTTGGTTTAATAAAAGTTTAGATACTGCTAAAAATTGGTTTAGATATCACTATGATGATCAATACCAAAAAGATATCTACAGATTGATACGCAGAGAAATACACAGAAGATTGGAGCAAATCACCAGTCTACACATAGATAATTTTGGTATCAGTAACCATTTTGTGGAGGAACGGAATCTGCTGGACTTCAGCATGATCTGGCCTAACTACAGAGGGGAGATCAATCATTACAATGATGAAGGTAATCAAATTGTTTTGGCACAAATCATTGACAAACTGGAACAAATCTGTTAAAATAATACAATATAAGGAGTATAATGAAAGTATCAGAAAAGATTAAACAAAGACTGATTGCAGCTGGCGTGAATTATCATGCTGATGACAACATTTCAGATCACATTCAACCAGGTGAATTAGAACTGTTGGAACAGGAACTATCTGAATCGTTTTCATCTGTGCTGAACAGTCTAGTGATTGATACCAACAACGATCCTAATAGCAAAAATACAGCACATAGATTGGCCAAGATGTATTTGAAAGAATTAATGAGTGGAAGATATGAATCTAGACCCGATGCCACAGCATTTCCCAATGTGGGAGAAAATGCTTACACAGGCATGTTGGTGGTGCGTAGTGAATTGAAATCAGTGTGCAGTCATCATCATCAACCAGTGAGCGGCGTGGCATACATTGGAATCATTCCCAATGGCAAAGTGATAGGTTTGAGCAAATACACAAGAATAGCACAATGGTGTGCTAGAAGAGGCACTCTGCAAGAGGCATTGTGTAATGATATCGCCAATGAAATCGAAAAAGCCACAGGAGCCAGAAATCTTGGAGTTTACATACAAGCCACACATGGTTGTTGTGAAAACCGAGGCATAATGGCTCACAGTTCACTCACACAGACTACTGTGTTAAAAGGTGCTTTCAAAGATGATGCTGGCACTAAAAAAGAATTTATGGATAATATTAACTTGCAACAACAATTTGCACCAAGATAGGAGAACAAATGAAAACTAAAGATGGACCATTCTACGCAGCATTTCAAGGAGATACTGCAAACGTGATTAGACAAGAGTTGATCACATACAAAATTAGAGATGGCATTATGATTAAAGAAACTGTGCAGAGAGAATACAACAAATCAGGTTTAGATTACACTGATTCATCCACAGCAACGCCATTGGGAGAAATTAAACATGAACATACAGCCTAAAGACACCAGCCGAGGACATTTTTACATATCACTGATCAAAAGTGGATTTAGAATCATTGCAGGAGTGGCATTGATATACGGACATTTTATCACAGCAGGATTATTATTGATAATAGCTGAACTATTGGGAGTTGCAGAAGAATTAGTATGAGCAAGATTAAGATAGCAGAATTATTTTACAGCATACAAGGTGAAGGACGCTACATGGGTGTGCCTTCGGTGTTCTTGAGAACATTTGGCTGCAACTTCACTTGTGCTGGCTTTGGATTGCCCAGAGGCATGCGCAGTGATGAGAATGACCGAGTGTTTGAACAGCACAAACTGCATCCATTCAAAGATTACAAAGAGCTGCCATTGGTGAACACAGGTTGCGATTCATATGCATCTTGGGATCCGCGATTCAAAGATTTATCTCCCATGCTGACATCAGATGCCATTGTGGAAAGAACCATGGAGATATTACCTCATAAACGATGGGTGGATGAACATTTTATATTCACAGGCGGAGAACCATTGCTGGGTTGGCAGAGATCATATCCAGATGTGTTGGAACATGTGAAGATGCAGGATCTAAAAGAAATCACTTTTGAAACCAATGGCACTCAAAAGTTGCATGTGGATTTTAAAAAATATTTGAAAGAATGGACGCAACGCAACAACAGAAACAAAGACAGTGTGACATTCTCTGTGAGTGCAAAATTGAGTGTGAGCGGAGAAAAACGTGAAGAAGCCATACTGCCTGAAGTGGTGGCAGAATATGGTGAAGTGGGTCATGTGTATTTGAAATTTGTGGTGGCAGATCAAGCAGATGTGCTGGAAGCCATAGAAGCAGTGAAGGATTATCGTAAAGCAGGATTCTCAGGATCAGTGTATCTGATGCCTGTGGGTGGAGTGGAAAGTGTCTATCATATGAACAACAAAACAGTGGCGGAACTGGCAATGAAGATGGGATATAGATACAGTGATAGATTACAGGTGCCTCTGTTTAAAAATGCATGGGGCACATAATGGAGGAAAAAGATATGGGAATATTTGATAAAGTTAAAAAAATATTTAAAAAAGAAGACACAACTGAAAACAAAAGCGAATCACACAAAGCAATGTTGCGTGAAAAAGAAGCAGCAACCAAAGCAGGCAAACCTTGGGTGGCAGTGCTGGAAACTCACATCAACAAAGAAAACATTAGAAATGGATTCTTTGAATTGGATTGGAACAATGCTTTCATAGAAGAACTGATCACAGCAGGATACAAAGGTGAAACCAATGAAGAAATAGTGGAAGGTTGGTTTAGAGAAGTCACTAGAAATGTGCTGCAGGAGCAAGGACAAGATGCCACACGTGGTGCTGGATACATCAATGTGAACAAATTAGGAAAGGATAGATCCGAAATCAGTTAATGACTTACTTGCTTGTGGATTTAGCCAATGTGTTTTTTAGATCACGCCATGTGACCAATGGAGACGTGTCGGAGAAGATAGGCATGGCTCTGCACATCACTTTAAACGGTGTTAGAAAAGTTTGGAAAGACTTTAAAGGTGATCACGTGGTATTTTGTTTGGAAGGACGCAGTTGGCGCAAAGATTTTTACGCACCTTACAAACGCAACAGATCGGATGCACGTGCAGCACTCACTGCCAAAGAGAAAGAAGAAGAGACAGTATTTTGGGAAACTTTCGATAATTTTAAAGAATTTATACAGAACAAAACCAATTGTACAGTGTTACAAAATCCAAGATTGGAAGCAGATGATTTAATATCTGCTTGGATACAAGCTCATCCCAAAGATCAGCATGTGATCATCAGCACAGACAGTGATTTTGCTCAACTGATTTCTCCTAATGTGAAGCAATTCAATGGCGTTTCAGAAGTAACCATCACTCATGAAGGGTACTTTGATCAAAAAGGCAATGCTGTGAAAGACAACAAAACAGGCGAAAACAAAACAGCACCTGAACCAGAATGGCAATTGTTTGAAAAATGTGTGCGTGGAGACAGCACAGACAATATATTTTCTGCTTTTCCAGGAGTGAGAACCAAAGGTACCAAGACCAAAGTGGGTCTGCGTGAAGCATATGAAGATAGAAAGAACAAAGGATTCAATTGGAACAATATGATGTTACAGAGATGGATGGATCACGAAGGTGTGGAACACAGAGTATTGGATGATTACAATAGGAACGTTATACTGTGTGATTTACGAGCACAACCAGATGAAATAAAACAAATTATGGCCCAAACTGTG